TTGATTGACTTCATTCGATCTTCGAAGATCGAGTAGCACTTTGAGATGTGGCATAGTCGACGTGTGGATATTACCTCATCGACACCATCAGCCTCAAACGTTTTGCGAATTACATTCGACCATGCGATTAGCTTATCAGTGAATTCTTCGTCTTCGACACCGAATTTGGACATGTGAGCTGAGACAATCTTCTTCTCAACTGTTGGCTGAGGGAATGGCTGATCAACTACACACACGAATCGTTCGAGGAATGCATCATCGATAATAGATGCTGCAGTGAATCGACCATCGTCTGAGCCACGACCTTTTGTATTCGCGGTTGCAATGACATTGAATCCATCAGCAGGTCGAACCACTTCTCCTGTTTTCTTAAGGAGAATTGGATTGCCTTCGAGCACACCTTGAAGACACATGATCTTGTTAGTGGAACGGTCGATCTCGTCAATCAAGAGGATGCAACCTCGTTCCATTGCCTTTACGACTGGACCTTTTTGGAAAACGGTTTCTCCATCAATAAGACGGAAGCCACCAATTAGGTCGTCCTCATCAGTTTCTGGAGAGATTTGAACTCGTACGAATTCGCGGTTGGCTTTCGCGCAGGCTTGTTCAACCATCATGGTTTTGCCGTTGCCTGAGAGTCCAGAAATATATGTTGGAAAGAACATGCCAGACTTGATAATCTTCATGATGTCGTTATACTCTCCCCACTTGATGTATGTAGGATCCACTATAGGTACATACACCTCGTCACTTGAGACAGATGATACACTGCGTAGAGCTACTTTATTCTCAATGATGCTGCTCGCGATTGGAGCTTGGATTGAAACTGGAGCTGCTGTGAATGAGTACACTCCGCGAGCAATCTTGCTCATCTTGCGAATGACTTTATATGCTTCAGCATGGTTCACACCGATTTCGGCTGCGATTGAAAGTATTTCTTGATTTCGAAAGGAGGACTTACCAGTCTCCTTGAGCGTTTCTGTGAGTTTTTCTATTGTCATAATCTTTAGTGGTTGGTTATAGATCTATTATACCATATTTGAGGTATATTGTAAATGGTTTTATATTCTTGGCTATCAGTGACTTGTGCAATTTGATATAAAAGCTGCTAAAAAAGTGTGAAATTAAGCAATTGTTTCAGCGAACTTCGTCATGATAATGCGGTTTTGGCGATTCTTGATATTGTGTTTCGCGAATTCACGAGCTAACTTGGATTGTTCACCGCGGTTGTCAGATAGAGATTTGTCATTATTTGGCTTATAGGCGAACTCCTCATCTTTGATCTTGATATCTGAATTGAGAAGGAAGTACGAATCATAGCCAAAGCAGTTGAGTGCATTGAAGAAGCCATCCTTACCATATTGCTTTAACCACTTTCTGGTGGTTTCGCTGTAGTGCAGTTCTTTTGCAGATGAGAATGCCATAGCTCGAAGGTGTTTTACAGCTATTGCTTTACGTGAGGGTAAGTACCATCCAATAGTTGTTGCTCCAGTGATATCGCCCAACATCTTGGTGAATACTGGTGTTGATCCACTCCGTGGAAGACTGTATTGCTTTCCTCCAACAATTGTTGTAAATGATGGTGCGCGATAACGAACCTTAGCAGGGAAGCACGAGTGTGATTCACCATCAGTGAGGAAAATCACATTTGTCTTTTGAACACCGTGCTTTTTGTTGAACTTCTTTACCACGTGCTGTGCTGCTATAAGTGCAGCGTCTAATGGTGTGCCGCCGAGGTGCTCGAACGGTGATAGACCATATTGAGAGAATGAGCCTGAATTTGAGAAGGAGATCTGATTGACTACTTGATCAAACGCTATTTTGTATTCGGCTTTTGACATATCGCTCGAGAACAAGTTAGCAAGAACTAGACTCCGCATATCAAATTCATATTTAGACTGTCCTACATCCTTGTTGTCAAGAGAGTAGTTAGAAGTGAATGAATAAACTTCGAATGGAATACCAACCTTCTTGCAAAAGTGGACCAAATTGAGTGTATGCTCAAGGACGTCTTTGAGTACGTGACTCATTGAGCCAGAGTAGTCAATAAAGAAGATCATTCCGTGACTTTTAGCATCTGCCAACTTCATCGTTGTTTGGAAGATTTGATCATCGTACTTGTACTTATGCAAGTTGTTGACATCCAAAGATCCACGACGAGATTCTTGTGCTCTCGAGTATTGGTATGAAGCTTTACGACGTTCGAACTCGCGGACGAGAACTCCAACTTTCTTATTAAGATTCTTCTTAAATTCGATTGAGCGAGTCGCGACCAATTCTAAATATTCTAGATCAAACGATTCATTATCTCCGCTCGTGTTGGATCGTTGTGAAAGCACCGACTTATATGGGATGATGTGCTTTTCGACAGTGGTCTTTGTAGGCCATAAGCAAATTGCGGGCCCACAATCGCGGCCGAACCTATCAGTTTCTTGTTCTTCGATTGCATTTTCATCAAAAGACTTCATTGTCTCAGATTCATTAGTGAGATCGATATCCTCACCGTTTGAGTCAGACTTCTCAGATGCGCCTTCACTTGCTGATGGTGCTGCTGAATCTGGTTCTTGATTAGACTGTGCTGTTTCAGTTTCTTCAGTAGAGCCATCGTCTTCTAATGCATCGTCAACCTCTTGAGTGAAAGATTCTTCACCGTCGTCTTCAACATTATCTGCGCCAAAGTCGTCTGAGGACTCGTTTGGTGACTCGTTCATTGGAGTGTCTTCAGAAGTTTCGTCGCTATCACCTTTAGATTGTTCTTCTTCAGTTGATTGCTCGTCCTCGTCTTGAGGTTGTTCCTCTTTCTTCTGATCATTCATAAACTTCTTCACTTCGTGATAGAGCTTAACAACATCGTCAAAGGTTTCAGCTTGAAGGCAGCGATTGAAAATGTCTTCCTCAATAGCGTTAAGAGGAACATCAACAAATGGTCCGACTTTAGCACGAAGATTTAAGCGATCTAAGAATGATAGTGCTGCAATATCCTTATCAGCTGTGCCAAAGAAGTCAGCTTCAACAAGTTGCTTATATGCGCCGTTGAAAATACGAGGCATACCAGCATACTTCATCTTGATTAGACGCTCGATACGAATGTCTTCGATGATGTTTAGAATATCGAAATTGCCACGACCTTCTTCCTCGATGAACTTTTCAAATTCTGCGTGGTCTGTATAAAGAGCATGTGAGACTTCGTGGCCTACAAGCATGTCATACACAACCTTACCTTTGTCTTTCCAAACTGGAAGTCCAAGCACACGATTCTTAACGTCGAAATATGCGGTCGATAAGGACTTACTGTGAGTGACAGTAATGTTCTCTGTCGCCAATAGCTTGGCGAGAGAGGACTGGTTTTGAAGGTCGAGTATTTTTTCCATAACTTGTTTAATTGATTCTAGATCTATTATACCATATTTGAGCACATATGTACACAGATCTATACACCTGAATATCAGTCACTTATGCGCTTTGACATGTAGAACGTGAAAAAATCACAAAATTAGGGCAAATCTACTGCCTTTGACGCTTGGAGGGCGATCGACTTAAAGCTTCCATACCTTATATTTAAGCCATATTGAGCTTTAAACGCTGGGGCTAGGGTTTTTCTGAAATACGATTTGAAGATCTCGCTATCGATTTGTCGTGGATCTTTCTTACCCCTGGCGCGGGCAAGCGCGATTATATTATTAGCGATGTCGTTCTTGTAGCTATCCATCTTTCTTGACTTGGCTGAAGTTGTTCACCTTCTCGAATTCGATCTTACATGGGAACTTGCCGTCGAGAACATCCTTCTTATGAGATATGATAAAGACATTCGAGTCTTTCTTAAGACTATATAGAATCTTAAGGAGGTTGTCTACTCCATCAACATCGAGAGACGAGTCGAATGTTTCATCAAGAATCAAGAGATTCGTGTTAGTAGAATTCTTTAGTTTAGCAATATGTCTCCATGCAAAGAGTAATGCCAAATCGATTCGCGACTTTTCACCTTCTGAGAAAGAGGCATAACTGAATTCATCGCGGTGGCGAGATCTAATCGTTTCGTTAAATGACTCGTCTAAATCGAACTTCACGAAGAAGTCAAGAATGTTGAGATACTTATTGATTAGATTATTCATTATCGGAAGATACTGACGAATGATCTTAGTCTTAATTCCAGTATCTTTTAACAGTTCACCAATAGCATCGTAATATGAACGAGTCTCGAGATGTTTAGACTTACTATCAAGTGTATCGCTATAGTGTGTCTTTCGAGCATCAAGTTCAAGAGCAGCTGCAGCAGTATCAGTAAGCTCGTCTGTTACATCGTTCTCCCTCTGAAGATCAGTGATTTGTGCTTGTAGATTGCCAATGAGTCTTTGATTCGAACTAATATCAGATTGTATGCTTTGAACTTCAGAATGATTAGCTCGAATAACACTAAGCTTTTCTGAGGCATCTGTGATATTAATATCTAATTCCTTTAGACCATCGCTTAACGCTTTTGCTGTAACTGAAGCTTCGTCATGTTTATTCGCCTTCAATTCTAAAGAAATATCCTGCTCACACGTCGGGCATGAGTTATTTGTTTCATAGAATCTTGCATGCTTTACAACATCTGCAATCTTTGAATTAATTTGAATTTTATACTCTGTCAGCTTATTTAGTTTAGATTGAGCCTTCTCTAGTTTAGATATCAGTGGACGAAGTTGTTCTGTATAACTATCATTCAACGATGCATTACGTTTTTCAAGTAGTTCGATCTCCGACTGGAGAGAATCGATCTTCTTCGATGCCTTTGTCGAACGTTGGATATCGATATTCTGAAGATCGCTAATGTGTTTAGATTGTAGTGTGATCTGTTCCTTAATGATATTCAATTGATTATCGGTATCGAGAAGATCACTCTTTAGTTTAGAGAAACGCTCTTTAGTGAGCATATTCATTTTTGTAAAGATGCCGATGTCTAATAGATCTTCAATCACACTACGACGTTGGTATGATGGAAGCTGCATAAAGGGAATGAAGTTTCCCGATCCTAATACAACTACTTGGTGAAACGATCGATGGTTCAGTTTGAGAATGTTCATCTCTAGTACCTTCTGATAATCACGTGAGTGAGACTCTTGATTGAGCATCACATCGTTATGATATATCTCAAAGATGTTTGGCTTCATACCACGAATCACACGATACTTGTTTAAACCAAGAGAGAACTTAACTTCTACTAGCAACTGCTTATTATTAATGCTGTTGACTAACTGAGGGCGATTAATGTTTCGGTGTGGCTTTCCAAATAGTGCATACGAGATAGCATCAAGCATCGTAGACTTACCAGCACCATTTGCACCTACTACTAGAGTAGCACTATCCTTATTCAACTCAATGACTGTTGGCTTATCGCCAGTTGATAGGAAGTTTTTATATGATATAGATTCAAAGAGTAACATTATATAGATTCAAGCTGTTGTGCTTCGACGAATAGTTCTTGTAGCATGGTTTTTAGTTTATCAGAGTCGAGATCTGTTTCTATAGAGTCAACATATGTATTAAGCAATGTCGGTGTATCGGTTGTTGATATATCATCATCATTAACATTTTCGCCAGTGTATTCTTCGAATGTTTCAACGATTTTTACTTCGAAGGGTTCATACGATTGAAGGCGATCAATAAACTTGTCAAACTCATATAGGTCTTTTTTAGATACTACTACAACTTTAACATAAGATCCTTTAATCTCATCTCGCGTAATAGTCTCTGTCTCTGTATCATTATATCTTATTCTGCGAAAAAGTAAATACTTATTTCTTACTGGAGTCAACTCGCGTGTAGCAGTATCTAATACGTGGAAGTACTTAGGATCACCAGCGTCAGACCACGTCAATTCCATTTGTGTACCAAGATAGTGTATATTGCCTTGCGTCGATTTGGTGTGATAGTGTCCAGATAAGACCATCTCATAACGAGAAAATAGACTTGAGTTTAATCCATGAGATGCTACTGGCAATCCTTTTCCCATTACAAATCCTTGTAGTTCTAAGTGCGAAAGAATGATAGGTGATTTTGAAGTCGCGATGAACTTTGTACATTCGTCATAATTGTCCTGTGTCATCCAAGGCAAGAATCCTATACTCAGCCCATCAAAGTCTTTATCAATTGGATTCATGTGGATGTGGACGCGATCAGAATACTGACCAAGAACTTGTTCTAACGAATTGAGTTCATTAGTGTTCTTATAGTATACGTCATGATTGCCAGGAACAATATCCATTGTCATATCATACTCATAGAGTTTCGAAATGAAGGCATCATACGAATGCTGCATGACTTTATAGTTGACGAACTTTCTATGATCAAAGTAGTCACCGCAATGCAGCACATGTTTGATATCATGTTCTAGACAATACGGAAAGAACACTTCAGCAAAGAACTTACTTGAATAATCCAAGAAGATCTGCGAACCGTTCTTTACACCGAAGTGTGTATCATTTAGGATTGCTAACTTACTCATAATCTAATTCTTCTCTCAGTTGTTTTGCTGCTCCAATTACTATTTGTGGATAGTCTTTTTTAGTTAAAGTATATCCAGTACCAGCTGCTAGATCGTCTTTACTTATTAGGTGTTTGTGTCGATGCTCAATTTCATCAAACTTATCTAACAGTCTTCTGCATATATTATCGTATTCGGTGTCTGTGACTAATGATTCGTCCTCGATGTAATAAGCGTAACTCAATATTAAATACCACGGGATTAATACACCATCGTCAGGCACATTACTAAAAAAAGAGCTCAATTCCACCTGCATTATCTTTAGTCTTTCGTTCCTTCTTCAGCTCTTTGCCGAAATCCTTAATAACGTTATCTTTCTCTCTAATTCGCATAGACTTGTTTCTAATAGCATCAACAATGTTGTCTGAGCTAGCAGCACTGCCATGAGAACCAAA